ACGCTGGTACGTTGTCCAACCTCCCTGCGGGCTTCAAAGCCCGCGGACTGCGGATCAGAGACGACGATGACCCGTTGCAGCCCGGTGAGTTTCGCGATGTGGATGCTCCCGGAGGGGCTATTCGTGACAGCCTGATGCCGCTGCCATTCAAAGGGCCTGACCAGACACTATTTAACTTGCTTGGGTTTGTGGTTCAGGCGGGTCAACGCTTTGCGACAATTACTGATTTGAAGGTTGGAGACGGAAACCAGCAGGCTGCCGTGGGCACGACTATCGCGATGTTGGAGCAGGGATCTCGTGTGATGAGTGCGGTGCATAAACGCCTGCACTACGCCATGCGGATTGAGTTCAAGATGCTAGCGCGAGTTATGTCTGAGAGCCTGCCGCAGGAGTATCCATACACCGTAGAGGGCGCAGAGTCTGCGGTGATGGCAAGTGATTTTGATGACCGGATTGATGTAATCCCGGTATCTGATCCCAATATGTTTAGTCAGGCGCAGCGGATTGCATTAGCGCAAACCAAGCTGCAACTGGCGGGGGCGGCCCCAGAGCTTCATAACATGTACGAGGTCTACAAGGACATGTATGAGGCTCTGGGTGTAAAAGATACAGACAGGATAATGAAGCGTATTCCTGATGAAGAGCCGGAGCCAAAAGATCCGGCGCAGGAAAACATAGACGCTTTGGACATGGTGCCTTTGCAGGCGTTTGAGGGTCAGGAGCATGAGGCGCACATCATGGCGCACTTAGTGTTTGGGTCTACACCCATGGTAGGCGGGATGCCTGCTATTGCGATGGCTTTGCAGAAGCACGTTATGGAACATGTGAAGATTGCAGCGCGAGAACGTGCGGCGGTGCAGTTTATACAGCAAAGACAAGCTACGGGCGGTGCGGCTGCCACTGAAGAAGAGATGTTGGCCATTGAGGGTCTGACGGCACAGTTTGTTGCCGAGGGTATGCAGATGGTCAAGCAGATGTCTCAGACAGTATCTAATCAGGGGCCAGATCCTCTGGTTAAGTTGAAAGAGCAGGAGCTACAAATTAGAGCGCAGTCAGAGCAGGCAGATGCTCAGAACGATGCTGCCAAGCTCAATTTGGATGCACAGAACCAGCAGATCAGGGCATCACAGTTCCAGCAGAAACTGGCCAGTCAGGAGAAACAGACCCAAGCACGTATTCAGTCTGCAATGGAGAGAGAACTACTAAAGAAACAATAGCTTGGGGGCTAAATGGAACCGGTTACTACGGCGTTAGCAGGATTTGCGTTATTTAAAAGTGCTGTCGATGGCATCAAGAGTGCTATCGGAACGGCTAATGACGTGTCTGAAATTGCTGGATTTATTGACAATCTGTTTGAAGGTGAGAAACAGGTACAGCAGAAGCGTAATAAAAAGTCTGGTGTAGGAGTAGGAGATCAGTTTGGTATAAAATCAGTAGCGCAGGAAATCATAGACGCGAAGCTGGCAAAGGAACAGATGCAGGAAATCGCCAGTATGGTGGATTTCAGATTTGGTCATGGGACATGGCAAAGTATTGTAAATGAACGCGCCAAACGTATACAGGAGGCGAAAGAGGCGGCGGCAGAGGCTAAGAGGAAGAAGTTGCAGGAGCAAAAGAAATTTGAGGACACCATGAATCAGATTGTCATGGCTGGGGCAGTTGTACTGATGACATTAGGTCTTTTTGTTTTGTTGTTTAAGGTGCTGCTATGAGTCAGAAAAAATTACAAGAAAAGTCTGTATACGCTGAATACGACGAGGACGGCGACGGTATCGTCAGTGACGAGGAGCTTAGTCACATAAAAGAGATAAAAAAGACGGAAACGGAGCTTCGTAAAAACGTGGCTCAGTTACGCATGGCCAGATATACCTTGATATTTATGGGATGTTATGCTGTGTTTCTAGCATCACCGTGGTGCTCTGCGGAAAAACTTGAGGGTCTAGGTGCAGTCACCGACCTTATATTTCTAAGTGGAGCGGGCATTGTCGGCGCATACATGGGCACGACGGCGTGGATGTCGAAGAAATAACAGAGTGAGATTATGGAAAACATTATAATAGCGGCCATGTTGGCAGCGATGATACACGGCCATGTTACCGGCGGTGAAAAACAAGAAGTTGTAAAAGATGATATAAACTGGGAGCTTGCCGGTAATTTTAGGACAGAAAGCACTCCTAACAATGTTCAGTGGGTAATTATCACGGATGAATGAAGTGCATCATACCGTTGAAACCTTATTTATCATGGTTATCAGTATGTGGGGTTTTGACGGATATGAGTGGCAATACATTGGTAATCAAGTTGCTTTGCAACAACCTATGACAGAGGCTCAATGTGAGTATCTGATAGCTGAAGACATGTGGAAAGCTACATATCATAATGAATATTATCGCATGATGGCACATTGTTTTCCTACCGAATGTGCAGGAAAGGACAAGTGTAAGTAATGCCGAGGGTGAATGAAAACACTGAACTAAGTATGCCAATTCGTAATCTTATCGCTATGGTTGTGGGAGCGGCCATAGGAACGTGGGCTTATTTTGGTATTATTGAACGCTTAAACACTATAGAAAACAAAATAATTTTGATGGAAACAGATTTGGGAATGAACACAGAGTTTCGTATCAAATGGCCGCGAGGCGAGATGGGTAGTTTGCCAGCCGACTCAGAACAGTTTATGATGATCGAACATTTGGCTAGTGAGTTAGAAAAGCTGGCGGAAAATATTGAAAGTGGTAATGCCCCACATGACCAGCAACAGAAGCTGGTCTTGGAGTTTTATGACAGGCGGTTGACAAAGATTGAGGACAACATAGAAAAGTTGACTAACAAATGATTGAGATGACGTTTGTTTTACTATTGATGATAGGTCAGGAGCGAGTTGAATACACGCCTTACAAGAACCTATCTGAATGCCTAAACATACGCCGTAAAATAAAACGCAACGTAGGACACACGGCTGACTTTGACAAGAAATGGTCATGTAAACAACTCAAAGTCAGATTAGAAGCTGGCGAGATTTTAGAAATCTTGGAGGACGAATGATACAGGCACTTATTGGACCCATAGCTAATCTAGCTGGTTCTTTTATGGAGTCAAAGATAGAGCAAACAAAGGCCAAAGGCAGAGTTGCACAAGCAAAAGCCGAGGCCGAAGCTGAAGTTATGAAAGTCGCAGCCACTCACGAAGCTGGCTGGGAGAAGATAATGGCACAGTCCTCTGACAACAGTTGGAAGGACGAAGCGTGGACAATTTTGTTTATTGTCATAATCGCCATGTGCTTTATTCCGTTTACGCAACCGTATGTCGAAGAGGGTTTTGCGGCTCTTTCTCGTACACCAGAGTGGTTCCAGTGGGCGATGTACGCCTCAATCGGTGCAAGCTTCGGAATACGCGGAATAAAAGGATTTAAGAAATGAATAAGGATAAATTACGCGAAGAGATCGCTGAAGATGAAGGGTGCAAATACGAGATCTATTTGGACCATTTAGCTCTGCCGACGTGTGGTGTGGGCCATTTAATCACTGAAAGTGATGAAGAGTATGGCAAGCCCGTTGGCACAATCGTTGAACAAGAGCGAGTGAGAAACTTGTTCGCCTTGGACATAGCTGTGACACTCGATGAGTGCAAGGTATTGTATCCTGACTTTGATGATCTGCCAGAAGAATGTCAGCACATTATTGCAAACATGATGTTTAATATGGGCAGACCCAGACTTAGCAAGTTTAAAGGTATGAAAGCCGGTGTGGACGCTAGAGATTGGAGTGCCGCAGCAGACGAAATGGTTGACTCCAAGTGGTACACTCAGGTGCCAAACCGTGCACGGCGTTTAGTTGACAGGATGAGAGCTCTTGCAGAAACAGACTGATGTGTTATAAGAGCACATAAGACTTAATGCGGAGTTATCAGAGTGGATGAGGTTTACTTTGCGGAAGCCGTTTTTCGCATAATAAAAGAGCGGCGGCAGGCTATTTACGATTTGTTGATTTATGACAACGTGAATAGTTTAGAGCAATATCGTGAGCTCATGGGCAACTTAAAAGCCCTAGATCATGTGGAACAGGAACTCAAGAGCCTGCTAGATAAACAGGAGCAAAGTAATGGTTGACTTGAAAGCCGCATCAGAAGGTGTGGCAAATCTCGCGGAAGCTTATAAAGAGCCAAGCGACAGAGTATTAGACCCCGAAGCTATTGGGGGTTCTCTCCTAGAAAGAATGCCGGACCCGACAGGGTGGAGGATTTTGGTCTTACCGTACAGAGGTAAGGGTAAAACCGACGGTGGCATTTACCTACCAGATACAGTGGTTCAAGAACAAACCGTATCTACACAGGTAGGTTACGTCCTGAAGGTAGGATCTTTGGCCTATAAGGACGCCGAAAAGTTTCCCACAGGGTCTTGGTGTGAACAGGGTGATTGGGTGATGTTCGCTCGTTACTCAGGATCACGTTTTAAAATTGACGGTGGGGAAGTTCGTATTCTCAATGATGATGAGATACTGGCAAAAATAAAAGAACCCGAAGATATACTTCATTTCTAGGAGCTATAAATGGCAGAAGAAAAGCAACAGATTGAATTAGATCTGGAAAATGAACAAGATACGGAAGTTGAAGTTGAGGCAGCTAAAGAAGAGCCGCAAATAGAGGCTGCAACAGAAGACCAGTTTGAAAAAGCTGAGACAAACACTCAAAAACGTATTGATCGTCTAACCAAAAAAATGCGTGAGGCAGAGCGTCAGAAAGATGAGGCGCTTCGGTATGCACAAGGTGTTCAGGCGGAGGCCGCGCAGCTTAAAAATCGCATGAACGCGATGGACACGAATTATGTTAACGAATACAGCAATCGTGTTAGCAGCGAGATGGGCACTGCCGAAGGTGAACTGGCTCGTGCTATTGAGATAGGTGACACAAACGGTGTTGTGGAAGCACAGCGTAAGATTACTAGGCTTGCAATAGAAAATGACCGAGCCGAGCAGGCAAAGGCTCAACAGCAGCGTTACGCACAGCAAACGCAGGCTCAAGCACAGGTTCAAGTTCAACAGCCCATGCCGCAGCAACAGCCACGTCGTCCTGACCCAAAAGCAGAAAGCTGGGCACAACGGAACGAGTGGTTTGGCACGGATGAGGCCATGACATATGCCGCTTTTGGTGTTCACAAAAAACTTGTCGAAAATGAAGGGTTTGACCCGCAGAGCGATGAGTACTATAGTGAGTTAGATAAGCGTATGCAGAGCGAGTTTCCGCATAAG